CAGAAATCACACGTTCCAGTAGATATTGTGGCATTTGCTGATATCTACCAATAGCGCCTCTTGCGTTTGCGACCAACCAATCAACTGTCATTTGAGTTGGTTTTCCTGGAGTTGCTCCTCGTGACACATTCATAGTGTCATAATCTTTTGCTTCAACGGAAGAAATTAAATCAAGAATTGCCTTATCAACAGCATCTCCAGAAACTGCCATGCCTCCAGAAGTTCCAGTATCACAAGCGGCCGCACAAGCATCTCCTTCACTTTGAGTGGTATCTCCAGGCATAGGAGCAAGACCAACTTGAGTTCTTAATAGACCAACGATTGCTCCAAATGATCCACTCATAGATTTCATCAAAAAGTTTGCAAGTATTGTATTAAATTCTTTCATCCTAATTGAGGATGAAAGTTTCCCATATGCAGATTTATTTTGTTCATATAAACCCAACATCATGAATGAACTTAATGAATTTGCTGCATTATTATAATCATCCTTTGTGACTTGATCTCCCAATAAAGATTTCACAGTCAGAGACATTACACCACCCAAGTCTGGAATTGCAGAAATTTTATAATATGAATTATCCATATATGAGTATCGATCCATCATGTCATCATCATCACCAGCACCAGGGAATACTTTAGCGAAGCTAAGTCCACCACCAACTAAAGATCCAGTTCTCACTTCAGAGGTTTTATATTTTTCACTTTTTGGAATATCAACTTCCTTTACGTCTGTCCTTTGAATAGAGACAGTACCTCCTGCCGCATACTTTCTAACCTTTACTACTTTTCCACCACCACTATATCCCATATCTCTAGCAGCCTGTTCTCCGTACAGACTACCTAAAGATCCAGGAGTTTGTAGTTTAGTGGCAACTCCTTTCATACCAACAAAACTAAACAAAGGTGCAAGTATAGAAAAATGCTCCCTCACTCCATCACGAACTCTGGCATCAAATTTTCCAAGATTTTTTCTTTGCTCATCTAAACCTTTCTTATCATTATTCAGTCTCATAAATCCAGCACGGATTAATTCAACCGCATATCTAAATGGAGCACCTACAATATCAAGCAAAACTCCAGTTCCATTTAATATCCATAATGCTGGACCCAAAGTTCCTTGCATCCAACCATAAAACCCTCTCTTAAGAAACTTTGTGAGTGGATTTTTATCTTGAGATGCCTCTGTCATTTTTCCAGAGAGCCATCCTTGTATTCCTTTTCCAAACTTCTTAATCTGGAAAGCACCCTCACCTAAAGCAGATGCTAGTAATCCAACACCAGCAACAATTGCAGTTGCTGCTAAAGGTCCAATAGCAGTTCTAGCAGCTTGTTGAGCAACTTGTTTCCCTGCTTCTTGTGTCAGAGTATCTTTAATAACATCAACGCCAGCATCAATTGCTTTACCAGCAATACTTGACCCACCACCAACTCCACCAAAATCGCTGAATAACATTCCAGCAATAAAAATTGAATTCATTATAGAATTCATTTGACCGGACATTTTATCCAGTTGATTTATAGCATTCTCTCCGCCAATTTTTCCTACAATACTTCTAGCATGATCATATGCTTTATACCCATAATCAACAAATGTAACCAATCCATTTAATAATTTTCCGCCAATATCTATTACAAAATTGCCTGCTTTCAAAATTGTTATTGAAAATTGTATGAGTTGTGGAAGATACTTGCTTAATCTAAGAGCAATAAATCCCATCAATACATTAACAATAAAAGTTTTAAGTGCTTCTAAAAATCCCAGTCTTTTTGTAATCGCTTTAATTGGTTTACCTAAAAAAGATAAAGGTCTTTCTAAAACTTTCTCATAGTTAATAAATTTTTCTCTCTCTGCATTTTGTCTCTTACTATCAATTCTTTTTTTCTGAATTTTGACAGAAGACTTCAGCAGTTTCTCTTTACTAATAAACTGCTTCTTAAGTGATTTTAAAGTTCCAGTTAAAGGAGAAACTAACTTTACCATCACTTAATATTGAGTTGCTTAGCAGTTTTTGAATTATTTTTTGAAGCAGAGAACTGAGGTACTGATGGTTTTGCGCCACTACCTCTAGCACCACCCATTCCACCACCAGCAACTTGTGGTTTAGCAACTACTTTCGGTGCAGGTTTAGGTGTCGGTGTAATTGGTTTTCTATTTGGAGAGTTTGTTCCCAACCTTGCTTTCTTTGCTGTAACTGCTGCTTTATAATCTTTGTAGTACTTACCATCGGATGACGAATAATATTTTCCCATGGCAGATGCCTCTGATTGTTTTATTCTAACTTCAGAAGCTTTATCTGCAGCATTCACTTTATCAATATCTTTATACGTACCAAACATTCTGGTAAGACCTCTACTAACTCCACCAAGAAGTCCTCCTCTATTCATAAATTCTTGGTTAGCAGTCTTAACCTTAGCATCCATCCCCGCTCTCTTTTGTTCTGGAGATAATGCGCTTTGCTCCTTCTTTATTCTCACAGACTTTGCTTTAGCATCATTCACCGCTCTGGAATATCCATTAGGACCTAGACGTTCGTTCATCATCTTTTTAATATTCTCCTCTTTCATCCCGCGCTTTCTCATGTCCTCCAAATCACCAATCGCAGTCATACGCATCGTTCTTGCATTTAATGTCTCTTCTCTTCCCTTTGCCCCCTTGGGATCAAAGAAATCAGTCAGAGACTCCAACATACCTTTCTTTCTCTGAGTTGCTCTTTCGTATGTTGGTTCACCACCTTTAAAACTCAAATAAGCAACAAATGGACCATCAGGACCCATCATGATTTTTGACTTTGGAAGATTTTTCTTATCATAATCTTTAAGACCAGATCCACCAACTAGAGCAGAACCTTTACCACTATATCCTCTACTTCTAGCTCCATACTTATCAACTTGCCCAGACAATCCACTAGCAAAGTTAGAAGAATAAATTATGTCTTTTCCTTTTTGTTGGGCAAAGTATTCCATGCCACCAACATTTATTTTTGGAACTGTGATAGCATCATATCCAGTTCCAGCACCTAGTTTTTGTGTACCACCTTTAACAAGGATAGATTTTCTTCCCTGATATGTTGTTCCAAATCCCATACCAGCAGCAGTCTGAATTCCACCACCAGAAGCAAGTGCTCTTTGTATTTTAATCTGTTGTTCTATTCTTTTTAGTCTGTCATCAATTGATTGCTGCCCAAGTTCCTTTTTACGGTCAGCCATCAATCCACCAGAATATAACGCATCAGTTCCCTCGTTAGGAGCATTGCCAATCAATCCACCACCAGCAGCATAAACTCTCTGACTAACAACACGAGGGCGATTAGTTCCACCACCAGCAGCGTTCATCGCCTCTAGAGTGCCCACACCAAACTTCTGAACAGCACCACGAGACATTACAAACTCACCGTCTGTCAACATCGCTGGGACTTTATCAATACCTTTTGGTCCCGATACTACGCCATTCACACCTGCCATCAAATCAGCAAGACCACCAGACCCGAAGAAGGCAGTAAAGGGACTTACCTTACCTGATATAGCACCACCATTAGCAGCAAAAATAGTTTTTAAGTCAGCAAATCCTCCACCAAACGCACCCATAGAAGGTGCTGTAGGAGCTTCTGGAATTTGAAGTTGAGGTGCCTGTTCTTCACCACCACCCATGAACTTGTTGATTGCCAATCCAGTTCCAATAGTCGCAACAGCACCTAAACCAAGTTTAACTAAACCTAGTTTACCACCACTACCACCACTAGATAATGCTTGACCAATACCTTTTAGTCCTTTACCAGTCGCAATTGCTTTTGCTAACCTAGCAGCAATAACAACAAGTCTAGCGGTTCCTGCTATCGCTACTTTAGCAAGACTTCTTACTACTCGTCCAAACCCAGTACCAAATAATAAGTATCCAGCAATTAAAGACGGCCACCAGTCTTTAAGAAATCTAGCAATTGAACGAACTTTATCTTGATTTTCTTTATTAGCAAACCAATTGATTAAGTTTAGTAGTGCTTTACCTAAAAATAAAGTAACAAAGAATTGTATAATTTGATCTAGAATATTTTTAACTGGTGCTACAACTGCCTGAGCCGTATTCTTAACTACTGCAAAACTATTCTCTAAACCAAGTTCTACTTTCTTTCTTCTTGCTACTTCCTGATTTTTTCTTTCTTGATTTGCTTCAGCAGTAACCTGTGTGTTCTGCTGTGTGAGAAGTTGTATAATTCTCGTTAAAGACTTAGAAATATCTTGAAGAACAGCAGTATCCGCAGGAGAAGCAATTAGTTGTGTTTGTGGTTGAACAGCAGCAGTCTGAACTGTCTTAGTTCTTCCCATCAAGTTCTGAGGATTTACTGGTGCCATTCTATCTTACTTTAGAAACTGGATTTTTGTTGCTGCTGCTTCAATTGCTCCTCTTCAAGATGTTGTTGTAGTAATCCAACATACACATCTCTCTCCCAAGGAATCATATTTTCAATCTCCCATAAAGAATATTTATGGTACTGTATCAGGGCAAAATTAAGCCTAAAGTAATTTTCAAGGTCCATATGGACCATGGCTACGCGAAAAAACTTGCTAACCCTTCAAGCACAACTTCACTTTCAACTTTTGTCTTTGGATTTACAACTGTAATTTTATGAGAAAGTTTAGGCATAGTTTCAAAGAACTTCTCAATATCTTTGAACTGAGAAGAGTTCATTGACTCCAAAAACTCAGTGAGTTCTTTCTTAGTCACATCTGCAGTAGACCAAACTTCATCTTCAGTATAAATTTTATCAATACAAGAAGCAATGAGATCGAAAGATTGCTCCATCGCATTATCATTATTGAAGTCAAAGTTATTTTTAATAAACTGCTCTAACGATGGATACTTCATTTCCATCATGATACTATCATCTAGTTTAATCTTATTAGTGTGCTCTTCATTCTTTTGAACTTGAATATCATCAAGATCAATACTTACAGAAACATTAGTTTCATTATCATCTGGACAGATGATATTAACATCAACACTTTCCCCAACAGATTTTCCTCTGATGTTTAAGAAGAGATATTCAATATCAAAGGTTGGCAAATTTTCAACCTTAATATCTTTCGTAAGAATACAATTCTTGATGACAGACTTGATAGCATTAGTAATTTGCTTTGTGTCTTCACTCTCTAGAGCAATTACTAAAAGTTTTTCTTCTCTAACCAAAAATGGTCTGTATTTAATTGATTGTCCTGTAGATGGCAACTCAAGTTCATAAGTTGGCGTAGAAATCTTAGGTAATGGCATAATGTCCTATAGAATGTTTCAGTGTGATTATTTAGAAAGTTAAAGAATACTTTTTCCAGAAAAAGCTGTTTTAATTGTGTTACCAGAATTGGATGCAGCTGGAAAAGAAACTCCTCCGGTAGTTGTCAGTTTTTCATAATCAAGTCCAAGATTAGTATTCGGATTAAAAGCAATTGAATTAATTCTTGCAGTTTGTTCTGGAGTTAAAGCTGCAGTTTGAGTTGGACTTACAGAATTGGCTTGTGGGGATGTTGGATCAATATAATATCTGACATAAGATAAAGAAACAGTACATTTTAATAGAGAAGAACTATCATAAGAAACTGGCATAGATTGAATTGCAATAGGAAAATAATTTACAAATTTATATTTCAATTGCGAAGCAGCCTTTCCTTCAGCAGATCCCATACTGCTCCTCTCAAATTTCGTTACTTCTAATCCAGAATTTTGAATGTAAAGTTTTGGATAGTTCATTCTATAAAAATAATTTACATCTGCTACTCCAGGACGACCTTGTTCTGAGGAAGCAATTTGTTCTCCAGCAATATATTTTATCCATACTTC